TTCTGGAGGAAGTTACGTTGGGTTGTCTTGGAAAGATTCTTCGGAAAGTTCCATTCACAATGTAATAAATACCTCAGCATGTACTTTGTATGCGCCATTAAAATCATCTTTGATTCTTTCTAAAGGCGCTGGCGATCCTACTTGGTCCCGTGCTACGAAAGCTTGGGGCTTCAACGAACTCGGGTATCTGGAGGAGCTAGCTAGTGGCTGTGCGTTCTTCGGCGGGGCTCGGTTGGTGCGCAATACAGTCAGGACGAAGAGTGAAGACTTCAGTAATGCGGCTTGGATTAAGACTGACTGCACAGTAACTGGGGCGAATACGATTGTTTGCGCAAATGCGACGAGCATTCAAGGGGTTAATCAGAACCACCTGAGTCCGCCAACAATCACTGCTGGACAAACTTATTCATATAATATTCGTGCGAGATATGTTCCAGGTGGGGCAGAATTCATCCAGATTCTATCAGGGTCTGTATCTTTTGGTATTGACTTCATAAACGTATCGTTAGTTGATGGAAGTTACGCGGCAACGGGGGGCATATCATCGTCAGTGTCTGAAGTGGTTCCAGGGACATATGATATACGTCTCAAGGCTTTGGCTGATGCAACAGGGGCTGGGGACTACTTTGCAGTCATATTTGCAAATAGTTTGGCGCATTCTAGATATGCAGCATTTGTCGGCGACGGCATCAAATCCTTCGAGCTTCTCCGCGCATGGTCAGTTGATGTCACCAACTACGACGCCTCCTACGTCCCCGAGTATGTCTCAGTCGGCGTAGAAGCTTCTCCATACTTCGGCGCAGGTATCGACGGCGCCAAGTACTTCGAGACAGACTGGCAAGGCGCACCCATTGCAGCGGCGAATCTTCTTAGGGTCAGGAGAGAAGCGTCGGCGATAAATAATCTGCTGTGGTCGCGGGATTTGCGATACATATCCCTGAATAAATGGTACGCCACCACGCAGAACGCTGGCGACTCTGAGAAGATAGTAAACGGTACGTTCCCGACAGATACTAGTTCCTGGACTGCAGCATCAGCAACGCTTAGTGTAGTTGGTGGAAGGATGCGTATTACCAGCACTGGTGCTGCAATTGGGTTGGCTTTTCAGGATGTTAATCTAGTAGTAGGTAAATGTTACAATATAGTTGCAGATGGCTGGGCTGGTACAGGCACGTATAAAATTAATATCGGTCCTACAGCAGGGAGTGGAGCGATATTCCAATCAAGTGCAGCTGGTGTAGCTTCTGATACGAAAATGATCGGGAGCTTTATAGCCACACAGGTTTCGGTAGTTATTGCTTGTCTTCAGATGACTCCTACTTTAGGGGCGTATGTAGAATTTGATAATATCAGTATCAAAGAGTCTGCTGTTCAGTTAACCACAGCCACCGGCCTAGACGGCATCGCCAACACCGCCACAACCCTGACCGCCACCGCAGCAGACGCCGTAATTCTGCAACCCATTTCGCTAGTCTCCGCAGCTCGTTGTGCCTCGGCGTACGTCAAGCGCAGAACAGGAACAGGAACTATCTCATTCACACAGGATGGCGGTAGCACCTGGACTGACATTACCTCTCTGATCAACAGCAGTACGTGGTCAAGGGTGCAGATTACCGCAACGCTGGCTAATCCGTCTGTCGGCTTCAAGATCAGCACGAGCGGCGATGCGATTGATGTTGATTGCGTGCAGAATGAGGCTGGCGCAGTGGCGACCAGTCCGATTGTCACGACGACTACGACGGTTTCGAGGAATGCGGATTCTGACACCTATCAAACTGCAAGCAACTGGTCAGATACGGCTGGTACAGCGTACATCGAAGCGCAGCCGTGGCAATGGTCTTCTGGCGGATTGCTCGGAAGCGCAACAAACGGACTGCTGGAGTCCGCATCTAATTCTGGCGCAACGGCATACGACGGTACAAACGCCGCGAACGGTCCGACAGGAACGCCATCAGGCCGTAAGAAGCTGGCGCTTCGATGGACTGGCGCTACGATGGATGTTTCAGTAGGTGGTGTAATTGGTACCGCTGGAACATACGACGGCGCGATGGGTTTGGCAAGCCTCGGAATAGCGGTCAATTCATCCGGCTATTTCGGACCTGTTGCCGTGTGGAATTATGCGATGACTGACGACGAATTCAAGGCGCTGACGACATGAGCAATATTCTAGCTACCTTACATCCATACTCTGCTATCCCCCCAGGCTCTGTCTATCGCGGAAACGGCAAGTTCGATATTCTTGAGCTTGAGCCTTTTACTCTTGTCAATGTAAAACGCAAGGAGGTCAATGACGCTGGCACAGCGACTTTCACCGCTCCAGGCGAGACGATCAAGACTCGATTGGAGTTACGGAAGCTCGCGCAGGCCGAGCATAAAGCGCAGAAGCTCAAGGCTATCGCACTACGACGAGAAGAGGTAATTGCCGCACGCTACCTCGATCTGACTACGAGGATCGCGGCTCTTGACGTGTCGATAGCTGGCACTCAGCAAAACATCGCCACTCTGAGTGCTCAGATTCAGACGATCACTGCGGACCTTGCGGCATCAGAAGCAAATCTTGTTGTGCGGGCGAAAGCTCTGGCTGATGCACAAGCGAACCTCGCCGCTGCCGTCGGACAGGTTCAGATCGACGCACGGACTGCAGTAGTCGCAACCCGGCAGACGCAATACAACACGGCATTGACGGCGCGCGATGCAGACCAAACCAAGCTGACTACTCGCCAAGGCAATCTGGCTACGAACGAAGCCACTCTTGTGACCCGCACCGAGCAACTGGCAACGCTGCAAGCCACGTTCGCTGCCTTCAAGCTGAAAAGGGGCATCGCATGATTCGCGTGATCTATCAGCCGGCGGTCGATGAGTTGATCCCCGACATCGTGACGTACTACCGGCTGCCCGTGTCCGGGCTCGACGTGCTTGACGTGCTCGTACCCGACGACTGGGATACCGACGGAACGGTGTTGTACTCGTCAGACAACTTCGACGAAGACGGCGACCCGATTCTGCTCGCAGAACCCTTCATCCACCACTACGCCGGATGGGAAGTTTGATGCCCAAAACCAGCCCAAAACTAATGTTATCCCACCGCTTCGCTGGTTGGTGCGCGTAGCCAAAGAAAAACCGGGTCAGGGGAAACACTCCCTGCCCGGCCTCTTCACACATTCCCAGCGTACAAAACTTTTTGTGCGGTTAGCCAGCGTTGCATATCATGCCTGGCTGCCAGCTCTGTCTCAAAGCCTCCTTTCTGTATTCGGTTGCCCCGGTAGGTTATTTTGAATACCCACTTGGTTCCCCGCTTAAAGATATGACCCGGTTGTCTGACCTCCCGTCTTCGCTGGATTACCTTCCAGTTTCTCGGCCAGGGGTTTAGTGGAGTTACCGTCTTGGCCTGCACAACCTCCGGGGGTTTGATGATTCCCAAGAGCTGGAACAGTTCGACGGTAAATGGTGCGAGTTCCGTGTCCACAGAATTCCCCTATTTCGTGTTCATGCGTTCCCGGAACCTTGCCTCAGCCTCCAGCAACGAGTAGTTAATCCGATCGACGGCTGAGTCGTGGTGCGCACCCCCCGCCGAGTCCTGCCGCACATCCTTCAGGTAGCCGAGGAATATCCAGCCCTCTGCCTCGGTCAGTTCCTTCCCGGTGCGGAGGTTGAACATAGCTACCGTCTTTGCCATACTGCGTTCTCCCTCCGGGGAGTCGTAGGCTTTGCCTCGTTCCGCCAGGATTCTTGCGGCCTCGGCCAGGAAACTTTCAGCTGTGTATTCAAGCATTTTCGTGATCCTTATTGTAGACAAGATGTAGGTCAGATCCGCGTTGCACAAGACTTACCCAACCGGCGCGGATCAGTCCGGTTATGGCACCCTCCAAATCTCTGGCTTGGGGGAAAGCGTTGTGGAGGATCTTGAAGGCTTGGGTATAGGAAGCATCTCCCATCGAGCGAATGTAGTCAAGCAACTTATCAACCTCAACAGCCTCTGCGGTTTTGCCGACGTGCGCGAAGACTTTATGATACCCGGCTTCGGTTGCGGTGAGAAGTACGTCTGCGAGTTCAAGGTCGGCCTTGGTCAGGACAAGCTGGTCACGTTGAGAAGCTGCGAGAATCATTGCGAGTTTGTGTAGGTGTGTTTGTTTGCGAGCGAGATAAACTGATAGCCACTCCTCTTTCCAGCTGGAGGAGACCATCTTCCAATGCTTTTCGTACCAGACCTCTCCCCAAGCACGAGCTTCCGCGTTGAGTTCGTACTCTCCGCAAAGGGTTACAGCGATGTGCTCGAGGTCCTGGGTCAGCTTGCTGATTGTCTCAGCTCGTTGAGCCGGGAAGTTGTACTTCGGATAGGCGATGAAGCGTTCCTTGGTATCAGCGAAGACGAAGACGCAGCGGGCCGTGAAACCTCCACCAACAATCCCTGCGTGCATGTTGCTGGCAATCCAGTTCGGTGTGGTGCAGCCGAGCATGTTGATCCACGGACCCTCGACGATATCGCAGCCACTTGACTTGGTGTCCTTGCGCAGGGACTTGCGGCCATCCCAGAGGTCGATGAAGAGGTTGACCATCTCCTTGTTCTGAAAGTCGATGAGGTTGCCGAACTCGCTGGAGCAGAGGTTGAGGGGGGACATCGGGTAATGTTCTTCTTCGAACTCATAAGTTTCACAGGCATTGGCGAAAGAGGTGACGAGTGACTGCCAGGTTACCACGTCTGGACCAAACTTGATCCCAGGGATTTCCTTGAGAAAGGACTCCGCAAAGCCAGCCGTGGTGCTCTTGGACACGACTCCGGGAGGTGCAACAAAGATGATGAAGAAGTTGGGGACCCAGCGAAACGCTACCTGATCCATCCAGACGCGCTTGCGCAGGACTCCCGCCAACGCCCACACTCCAGCCCAGAAGTGCATTAACCGAGGCGCTTCGGTGTGTGAGGCGAAATCCACGTAGGCGTCCAGCCACGAGGGGAAGTTACGCTTGTATATCATGATCTGGTCCTGTACTTCCAGTTATGCCACGCGATGAACGGGGTCTTGCCGCGACCTCGCTCCAGACAGTCTGATTGCGGGTAGTAGCCGCAGAACCAAAAATCCTTGACACGCCAGATCTTTGGTTTCACGAGCAATCTCCCCAGCTAATCACACTCGTCTTCATGCCGGTCGGGATGATCAGCGGATCGTCATAGGGGATTACAATCCGGCTGACTTCAGCGATCCCAGCCTTACACTCCTCGGCCTTCGCCGTCGGGAACTGGCCCACCAGAGAGTCGTGCACCTGGATCAGCACCTGCGCATCCGGCACTCCTTCCCAGATCGCCACCCAGATCTTGTTGATGTAAATGCCCACGGTCGACTGAGGAATCCAGGCCAAGGCTTGCGGGAGGGCCCTATCCAGCCGATCGAAAATATGCCAGCGATAGCCGAAACGATTCTCCACGAAGCGGTGTTTCTGGATCTGTTCCAGGGTGCGATCCTGCCAGTGCTTAATCCCTGGGTGTGCGCCGAACCAAATGCGCTGGGCACGATCTACCTCGATTACAGTATTCCCTGTGGCAGCTGCGATGGTGCGTGCACTGCCTCCGTAGTTGGTGGCGTGGCAGAATACCTTGGCAAATTCCCGCTTGTGCTTGCGCGGCCCTCTGTGGTCCGGATACTTCGGGTGTGTCTCCACCAGCTCCTCGAGCGGCGGCGGCTCCCTTCCTTCCAGAGAGAATGCGTTGAGCAGGTGGATGTCTGCTCCCATCCGCAGTGCAGCCTTGAGCATGGCATCATCTGCCTCCCATACCACGACCTGCAGGTCAGCTCGGTCCAAGTCCATATCAAACATGATGTAGCCTGGGTCCGGCACATACATGGAGCGCATGTTGGGCAGCTTAAACGTCATGCCTCGGGCAATGGCTTTGCCAGCCGACTTCGACTTGTCCGACGGAATGTTCTGGAAGTTACACCCCCCACCAAATGCGTTCTTGGAGGAACTCAGCCGGTAGGTGTAGGGAGCAGACTTCCCGCTATCGCTACCAGCAATGTTGAATGAACTCCGCATCCGACCGTCCAGATCCACCTGAGCCTGAATGAAGGTGGAGATGAAGACCTGGAGTGTCCGCACATCAGCAATTGCGTTGACGATGGGCTTGAGCAGTGGCTCCCGCTTGGCGATGGTCTGGAGGGCCTCATCATCGCAGGTCACGTGCATAGGGGCTCCACGCTTGGGCCTGGACATGACGGGAGGCTGAGCCAGTCGGCGATAGAACAGGTCCTGCATCTGCGGGGAGGAAGCTAGGTTGAGTTCCTGCCCCAAGACCTTCTTCAGCCAGGACTTACGGGAGTCGATCTCCGTCTGGATTTCATAGGCGAGTTGCTTCCGCCGAGTCTCATCTACCCGGACACCAATCTTCATCGCCTCCAGCACCGGCCAGAAGAGTTTCTGCTGGAAAGCATCGACCTCGGTCAGGTTGAGTTCCTTCAGAATGCGAAGCTCCTCTTCCCCAACCTCCCGCGTGCGAACGCAGTCTACGCAGTTGTATTCCCACAGCTTTTCCTCCGGCTGGTTCGGCTCCCAGG